TCCTCTGGAGACATGATGTATAAATAATAGTTCCCTGTAATCTTCATATAAGTTTTATACAATGCCCAAATATCAGCCCATGTTTGAGTTGGATTTGGTTGTTCTAATGGGAATTTAATTTCTTTATCGGAGTACGCCTTTAGTTCTAATGATTTCTTTTTAACTGTTTGAAGTAGTGATAAATTACCTTTAGTGGATAATTCCAAAGATTGTAGTTTACTGTATTGCTCTTTATCTTCAATCTCTTTAATGCAATACGGAACTGATACTGTTTTAACCGCCTGTTTATTTATAATAGCATAAACATCTGGATTTGTATTATATCCTTTTTCTAAATAAGTTTTGTTATGCGGATCATAATTAGTAAATCCACCTCCTAACCATTGAAAAAAAGCATTGTTAAATACGTTTTTTATATCTGTCTTCCCGAAAAGTCTCTGAATAATGTTTGCCATACGTCAAAAATAATAAAAATAATGTTAGAAAAAGAAAAAATCTTGTTTAAAGCAGAAATACATACGCATCATTAAAGCATCAGAGTAGTCAGGAGAACGTCCAATAAGCTCTTTTACCTTCTCTTTTGGCAATATGCGTAGTTTGCCATCGCTGTCTATTTTATCCCTCTTTACTTGCTCTAATTCTTTTGATAACTCATCGATTACATTACCATCTTTACAATCAACGTATATTTCACCGTTTTGTATCATTTCAGCCAACTTGAAATAACATTGAGTTTTCAAGTTTTGATATTGCACAACTTGGTTTTCGACTAGCATAGCTTTTGAGTTGTTTACAAATCCTTTGCATCGTAAAATATCAACTACACCACCTCCTACTCCATCCTCATCAGCTATAATATTATTCAAAGGTACTGAATGTTTTAATGCCAAATCTTTAATAGCTTGTGCAGTTTCTGTAATACTAGATTTAGCTAAAGTAAATATTTCTACAACACGAAATCCTTTCCAAACATTTATAACCATTTTATCACTACCAAAACGAGCAATATCAGCACTTATAAACGCTTCACCACTTGGTACAAAATCGTTTGTAAATATGTTTTGTATCTTTTCGTAGTCTATAAGTTTAGCAGGATCGTTGTCATATTCCCAATTTCCATAATATAACCTTTGCTTACTATTTTCGTCTAATGAAAGTAGCGATTCTAAATAAGATTTAGGTAAGTGTGGGTTATCGGTAGGTAATGCTTGGATGAACTTCTTATCTTTATCTAAAGTACCGTTTTTGTCTTTTAGATAGAATTGAGAGTACACCCAATTTTTAGCAGGGTTACAAGTTCCCAACATCTTTGGAGTTATACCGAATTGCTTTATCTTGTATCTAATACGAGACTTTACAACTTGCCATGCCTTATAAGTTATTTGGTTACACTCATCAATAAAAGCACCTGTAATCTCTAAAGACCCTAAACTATCAAAGTTTGGATCTGAAGGATATAAATATAAATCTTTTAGTAGTATTTCGCTTCCATTATTCCAATAAATAACCCCAGATTGAGCGTTGTAGTTGAATTGACTTGTTATACTTAATAAAGTAGTTTGTTCAAAGAAAGTGTTTAAAGTAGTCTCTTTTAAGGCTTTTAATTTAGACCTTCCCATTAACCAACGAGAACCTGGATAAAGTTGGCATTGTTCTATTAACCAAAGAATACCTAAAGCAGATTTACCACCTCCAGCAGCACCTCCGTAAATTAATTCTTTAGTTTCATTATCTTTTAAATAATAAACAGCATGCTCTTGCTTTATTATTAGTTTCATTCTGGTTTAGTTCCGTTACCTAAAGATATTATGTTTATTTGCTCTCCTTTAGTTGTATGGTCTATATGTTGCATTGATAAAGCACGCCTTTCATCGTCAGTTGCTATCAATTTATATAGCGCTAATATTTCAGCAGCTTTGTCTCCCTCGCTTAATCTTGACCTTAATTTTACTTTCATAGATATTTTATTTCTATTTAGTAATTCTTTTAAGTTATCCGATTCGTCCGAGTCAGCTGGGAAATACTCGTAAAATGTAGACCTGCTACAAGTAACAAAAGCGACAACATCATCTATAAAATATAGTGAATGCTCTTTAATTGCTTCTGTTGCTTCTTTTAGTATTTTATCTTTATCGTAAGCCATAACATTTATTTTGTGGAGAATAGCGGACTCGAACCACTATAGTTACTTATGTACTAATCTATCCTCAGGTAGCTATCTCCTTACTTTCGATTCCATGTTTCCATTACATCAATTCCCCATATTTAATTTACACAAATATACAAAAAAACCCTTAATAATAGATTAAGGGTTTTTTTGTATATTTAGATTTAATTTTCCATACTCCGACTAAATCAGAATATAATTTTAGATTTTCTTTTGTAGGATTGAAAACTATAAAATGATGTATCAATATATTAAGGGCTTCGTCATTAAATAACAACACAGATTTTAAATCTTTTTTAAATTCAGTTACAAAATCTTCATTTTCTATTATATACCCCTCTCTCATTTCAATAAATATTTAATAGGTTTAGTATCTACATGCTCTTTAGCCAATTTCTTAGCTTCAACTTTCAATCTCGCTTCCATTTCGAAAATTGTTTCGTATTTGTTTGTTAGTTTGCTCATTGTTGTATTATTTTAGTATTACCCATAATGTAAAGATTAAAATTATTATTAATATTGTTTTTATAAATAGTTTAAATAGCATATTTGCTCGTTCGTCGTCTAGGTTCATTCTGTTGCTTTTTTGATTAAATCATTTATTTCATTTCTTAAAAAAATAGATGCCGTCATAGGGCTTTGTACTTTGTTTAAAAAGTCATTGCATTTTTCTAACGTATCCAACATTTCAGGAGCGCAAGCAATTAGTTTTGCGTTGGCTAATCCTATTTCGTCATTATTCCATCCTACAAGTGTTGTAATAGCTTCTGAACTAAATTTATTTTCAATATGAATATATTCATCTTGTTGAAAAATACTCCATTCTCCTTTTGTCCCTTTAAATTCACTCATAACTCTAATAATTTTCGTTAATAACAATTTGATTAATTTGCTCTATAATTTCTGGTTTAAGCCACCAAGATATATCTACTCCATTGGTTTCAATAGTCCAATGAATCCAACCACCTTTATATCCTGTTTCAATTTCTGCTTCTTGAAATTCTCCTTTTACTTCAAGTTCTAAACCTTCGTACTTAATGTTGTGTGTTGCTTCCATTTTTTAATTTATTTAAATATTCATCCATCATATGGACTAACTCTGGTTTTATTCGTCTTTGATACTGAACGTTTCCTTTAGGTTTTGCTCCTGAGTTCTCACGTTTACCGCCTCTGGTTTCTTGTTTATTTTCCCAATTTGTATTTATTAAATCAGGAACATACTTGTTTATATTGTCTTTTGTTTTTTCAAAACTTCTTCTCCTTAAATCATCAGTAATTTTTATTTTACTTATAAATACATCTCGTATATATTCCTTTGATTCTTTTAATAATTCATCTACTTCTTGATTTGTTCGTTTCATTTTAGTTTAGTTTTGGTTTTCATAATCTTTCCTCATTAATTCGTGTATTTCTAATTCTAGTTTAGTTATCAATTCACTATTATCAGCATCTAAATCTTGCAACATATATATTTCTTCTTGTTTCGCTTCCCATTGTTTTTTTAAAGTTGTCATAATATTTTCTTTTAGTGTTTCGCTTTATTGCTGAGACAAATATACAACATCATTTGAAATACGCAATCACTTTTCTAAATTATTTTTAATTATTTTGTTATTTATATTGATTACAAATAAATTTACCCATGATTTAATCTAAATAATTCCTCTTGCAGTTGTTTAGCTTTTTCATAATCTTTATTTTTAAAAGCTTCTCGGATTTGTTCTGGTAATTGGGTTGGTTTATTCGCTATTGCATTGTATTTGTCGCAATTTGTTTTACCTTGTGTTTTACAGGATAGTTGGCAGTGTTTGCAGTTTGACATTAGAATAATTTAGTTTGTGCCATATGATTATTAATTCGCTCCATTGCTTTATCGAAATATTATTTGTCAAGTTCACAAGCGGTTAAATCAAACCCATAATCGTGACAAGCTATTGCGATACTTCCGCTTCCTAAATGTGTATCAAGTATTTTATCGCCTTCTTTTGCATATTTATCTAATAACCATTTGTATAATTTAAAAGGCTTTTCAGTTGGATGAAAAGTATTCTGAGCAATAAGGGAAGCTCTGTTTAATTCAAATTGTCTGGTAACTGTATCAAATGAAGTCCAAGCCATTTCACCATCACTCATTGTTAAATCTCTCTGACCTTTATACCAGAAAACCCACGCCTTAGTAGGTTTTAAAAATTCTGTAAAATAGTTTGCTCCCCAAATTATTTGATTTTTAGATACTCTTTTAAGTTCGTTGAAATATTCTTGCTTGGGTATTGCATTATCCCAATTCTTTTGAGTATGCGCTTTTCTATTATGTTTAGGATTTTTGTTAACGCTCTTTTTTTGTCCATCAATACCAATTCCATAAGGCGGGTCAACTATTGCCAAATCAAAGTAATTGTCTGGATAGCGTTTCATTAACTCCATGTTGCATTCATTTGTAATTTGTATCATAATTAATATATTTTAAATTTTATAAATTCTTCTCCTTTTTTAACTAGACTTTTAAACACGTGCAACTCATAAATATGTTTATCATCAACCCCGTACTTTTTAACTAAGCAATCTATAAACGATTTACAGCAATTATCTATATCACTAGCTTTACTACTAAATCCAAATTTAATAGCTAACTTAATAAATGATTTATCTGGTATAGGCATAATTGGAGGTAGTTCTTTTAAACAATTTTTAATAAATAAATTGTACTTATCAGTTCTAAATCTTCGCCCTTTAAATGCATCATTTACACTTAAAGGTTTTATTTGTAGTTTATGTTCCATAGCTTGTTTTTTATACCCAACTTCCACCCTCTGGATTATCTATTATTTGTGGCAACCATTCATCATTAACTTTAATACAAAATTCTTTAAATTTCTTTCCTCTACCTCTTTGACAAGTTACAAGAGAATATCCTACATCTTCCGTACCTTCTTTGTAAGTTCCTTTATCAGCTATGATCACAACGGTTTCACATTTGTTTTGTAATATAGTTCCTAGATGCCCCCTAGCTTTGTCAGAACCAGGATTTAAGTGCAAAACTCCTGTTATATGTGATTTACTAATACTAGACCATTTCATTAACTTTTGAGTTAAATTACTGCTTTCAGTAAGTGAATTAAAGTCGTTTATTAAATCTACATACCCATCGATAGAAACAACTCCTAATTTATTCCTATACTCACTTTCCATAAATAACCACTCAATATATTGCAAACGCTCACTAGGAGAACGTTCTCTAAGTTTTAAAGGCAAATAATTACTAGGAATTTCACCGACCATATTTGGTATTCTTATTGCACTTTGCCATGAATCAAAATCGTCCTGCTCTGTATCAATATCAATTACGTATTTATCCTGTAATTCATGCCCTATAATATCAATTGAGTTTGTATAAACATTGGAGCGACCACCAAAAGAGCATCCAAGTATTAAAGATTTTAAAAATGATTTACGTGCTTTCTCTTCGCCTTTAATCATGCTTATATTTCCAGCAGTTCCGAACCTCAAAGGGTGATGAACGCCTTTGTATGATTTATCGTCTATACCTATTGAAATTCTCAAAGGTGGTCTTTCATAAGCCAAACTTAAATCGATTAAAGATTTTTCGTGTATATCAGTAAAATTTAAAATTTCTTCTGATTTTGATTCTTTGCTTAGTTCGTCGAAATTCATATTTTATTGGTGGTTTTAGATAATTGTAATACTTTTATCAGTGTTGGCAGATAGTTAGTGGCAATATTACTCGAACCGTATAGTAATACCTTTTAAAACACCACTACAAATACATCCTTTCACTTCATTTCCGTTTTTGTCTTTAGCCTTAAAACCAGTTGAGAAGTTATCTTTTTCATCACAACAAAAGGCATTCCAACCAGTATTTACAATATCTGTATAACCTTGATTTTCTAATTGTTTTTTACCTTTTGAAAAGTCATTGTCGCTTGTACAAGAAACGATTAAAAAAAATACTGCCACTAACATAAGTTTGGCAAGATTGCGTGTTAATTTTGTGTTTGAAATCATTGTTTTTAATTTAAAAATTAGTCTTTATTTGTTATTATTGTTTTTGGATCGTCCGCAACTGCGTGATAGATGCAGGGCGTTAAATATAATTATCGGTTTCTTGTAAAAATTGATTTGCAGTATTGTAAAACGATTTCTTTACATTTTCTAATGTAAAGTTAGCTTTTAGCTTTACAATTATTTCTTTTTGGTTCTCTTTTAAAATAAATTCGTTTTGCTCTTTTACTTTTTTATCGTGGTTTAAATGATCTAAATTAAAACCTAAACTTTCTAAATAAGTATCAATTCCTTTTTGATTTAAATTAATTTGAAACATTTGTAAATGATAATCTAAAGGTTCTTTTAGAATATCCGCAACTATTTTAATAGATGCTTTAATATCTCCGTTTTGATGTACATTCCTATCTAAAACATAAACTAATAACTTTGCAAATAGTAAATTATCATTAACATAGTTTTCTCGCTTTAATTCAAGCTCTGTATTGATAGTTTTTAATGCTTCTATATCTTCATTATAGATTTTATCTTTATTGCGTTTAAACACGTTAAAAACTCTATTCTTTGCATTTTCTATTTTCCAACTCATTTTTATAATGTATTAATATCAATTGCTAAATCTGGAATTAGTCCGTAAATATCAAAATGCATCTCATAAAGTAATTCTAATTCTCTGGCTTGTATAAATTTCATAGCGTTACAACCTCCTTTAAAAGTTGATATTTCTTCAAATCTTAAATAATTATATTCTTGACTAGGCACAAACTTTTCTCCGTTTACTTCAATCTCTTTTGTGAGGTCTGAAAGTGGTCGTAGGATTGGTTTAATTATTTCCCATCTACCATCTAAATCAATAGGGCAAAGTGTTTTTATATTTCCATCAAAACTTACCCATCCATTTCTTTTACCGTCAAATTTCAATCCATAAGGCAAGTACCCAGCTAAATGTTTTAATTCTAATTTCATAATTTTTAGTTTTTAAATTGCGTATTGTTTTTTGATTCGTACCCAGTTAGTAAAATGCTTTTGAAAGTTTTTAAGTGATTTATCCGTTTTCTCTCCGATAGTTCCGCAATGATTTGAAAAGTCTGTTAAAGCGAATTGTATTTTATTTCTGTCTATTTTATAAACCCTTTCTACATCTTCTTTCCAGTTTTCATCGAACAAACATATTTTTACAGCATCTTCAAATTTTATTACAGCATTATTAGTAGTTGTATCACTTACATTAACACTTACATTTACGGTTGGTTTAGTTGGTTTTAGTTCAACTTCCAACTCGTTAGTTGAATTTAGTTCCTTTTTTAACCTACGAGCTTCTGCACTTGCTAATCCTGCAAGCCTAGCTTTTTCAATACGTTGAGGTGATTTATCTTCCCATTTAGTTAAGTCACGTTTTAATGTTGCTTTAATATCTATAAACATTAATTTAGTAGTTCTATCTGGGTATTCTGGATTTAAGTCGTTAACATATCTAAAAAAGTGTTTAATAAGCCTGCCAGCCTCATCATCTTCTAGCTCTTCAAATTTATCAATCCAATCAGCATAAACAATAATCCCTTTTTTATTTTCAGCCATAATTTTTTATAAAAAAAATGCCCTATGGATTGGAAGTAGAGTTCCGCACCATAGAGCTTTAAAAAATATCTTAAGTTGTATTGAGTTCTCTACCAAACAATACTTAAGCAAATATAATCAAATAAATCAATTGCGCAATACTTTATTTAAAATAATTACGTTAAATTGTAATAATTTCTTCTGGTTTTGCGCCCTTCCCTAGTTCTTCGTAGTTTAATTCCATATTTTATTAGTATTTTAATCGTTTTGTAATACTTTTTTAGCAGTTAGCGATTAGTTAGCAAACAGTTTTGTTAGCTGTTAATTTCATACTCTAAATCAGCTATTTTATATCCCAAAGAGTTTGTAACTTCGTCAACTTCATCGTTATCTCCTTTAACTCTTTCAAGCACGTCAATAGCTTCATTCAATAAAATCATTGCTTTTTTTACTGCGTTTATAGTTTCTTGTTTCATTTTTTAAAATATTTAGTTATTAAACCGATTTGCTAACATCGTGTATAAAACATAGCCAATTAAGGTTTGTGGTTTATATCAAGTTTTGTGCGTGGCTACGTTTCATACACGCAGCCGTTAGCAGTCATTGCTACTTTATTGCGTTTAAACAACTTTTGCAAGTTCCGTTTGAAGTCATAGAATAAAATCTATAATCATGCGGGGCAAATTCATCAACCTTCATATTGCAAAAAGTTTTTTCTAGTGTTTTTGCAAGATGTATTTTTCTACCTCTTGAATGCCCTAAATTATTTGGTTTGTCAGGATGCGTTGCGGTACATACTGTATGTCCTTTCATTGTTCCTGGAACTTGATTACTTGACCAAGTTTTTGTTTCTTCTGTTATTTTCATAAGATATTTATTTTAAATTACCCACTACGCACCCTATCATGGGAATGTTATCGGATATGGCAGTCGTTATAGTTTCTACTGCCATAACCACCAAACTAAATCTAAAAAGTCAACGCTTTAGTAATCCACATAGAAGCGTTTTCTAATTCAGTAATCGCAATAGATTTTAATCTTCCGTGTTCACCACTTTTCTGCTCAATACCATCAATCAAATTGATTAATCCAGCAATTCTTTCTTTTGCGACTCCTGCTTCTCCAATGTTAGAGACTGAAAAATCAATTCTAATTCTTTTTTCTCCTAACGATAATTCTCTTGCTTGTTCTGACATAATATATGTTTTTGGGTTTTATAACTCCGCCCATAAGTATTTTTAAAATCCTAATTCTTGTTTTACTTTTTCAAATTCTGCTTTTTCAATCATCTCAAATCCGTGAGGAATTGTAATACTTTTTGGAGACGACAAACTTCTTTTATTCATTGAAATAGTTGTTATTTTTCCATCTTTTGAAAACTTATAATAACTGTAATCTTTTGCCTGAGTATTATTTGAATACTTTACTCTGTGTTTGAAATAAAATGCTTCCATAAAAATCTGTCTTTAATCAAATAGTTGTTTTGTAATTTCAATAACAGCAACAATGCGACACCGTTATGTGAGATTGTCACACAAATTTAGTGCAGAAAATATTGGAATAATATTCTTCTCCATTGCAAGCGGAAACAGGACAATTAAATCCTTGGTCAAAAGATTCTGTAACAAGATTTTTTTGTTCTAATTTTTCATACTCCAATAAGCCTTTTGCCATAATAACAGCATCGACATAGGCGCCTCTGCTTCTTCTTTCAGATATATTACCATCAGGTTTAAACATATCCCTTTTTTCCTCTAATTGTTTTATTAATTTCTGTAATGTAGTTTCCATAAAGAGTTGAATTAAAAATAACCTCACATAACACTGCATATCAATAATTACGTTTTCGGTATTGAATTTATAATTGGTTTTGTATCAGTGATACGGTTTTTAATCTGAATGTTTCGGCTTATCTAGTCCGTAACTAGAGTTATACTAAACGTTAGTATCTATTTAAACAACGTTTTGTGGATAATGAAATCGTTTAGCCGAATAGGGAAGGATAAACGAGAAAGTGTCCAGTATTTCAATCCCTCAGCTTCACAACACTTTTTTAAGTTACCGTATGTTTCAACTCTATCGCATTTAATGAATAGTATTATGTTTTGTCGGTTCATAATAATTTTTTTAGTAAATGTGGTTTTACAGTTTCTTTAAAACCGCTCTCATATTTTACGGTAACAGTTTTGGTATTTATTTTAATTATCTCAACTTTATTATTAAAAGTTTCAGTGGCAAAATCACCAACATTAAAAATATTAGGATTAAGTTCAATAGCTTTTTTAATTTTTAAAGGATTAAATATTTTGCTTATTTTGATTTTTACTAAATCTAATTCTCTGTATAGATAAAGTTCTTTATCAATTTTATTTTCCCATTTTTTTTTATTCCTACCGCTTTTAAAACCTACCATACCACCGTAGAAAGATTTTTTTAAATCATCTTCTTTATTTAATATAGATTCTAATTTATTTCTTTTAGATATTAATTTATCTAATTTACTATCAGTAACTAACCCTTTATTAGGGTTAGTTAAATTTGCTAATTTTTCAAATATATTTTCCATATTAAATAAAAATTCTTTCGTTAATTTCATTTTTTGATATTGGGAAAAATCTTCCCATTGACCATCTGTAATATCTAATTCCTTTAGCAGTAATTTTAGAATAAATATTAAATACTTTTCCGTTTTCGTATTTTACTTGTTCTCCTGTTGATGTTAAATCTGTTGTCATAACGTTTGTTTTAGTGGTCTGCCTTATTGGCTCTACAAAGATACAACGAATACAAGTATATTCAATACATTTTATACAAGTATTTTCATTTTATTTGTAAACTTTAACATTTGAGACGGTTTTATTGACTTTTAATATTTTTCTATAAACTTTATTAGCTAATTCAGAATTACATCCACGTTTACGATAGAATTATAAGACTCTTTTTATACGTGTTAAGTTTGATTGTTTACTCATAGTTTTTGTATTTATGATTTTTATTTAAATAAATACAATGCTATTATACTTATTATAATTAATAACACTTGTATTAAAACTCCATTAATTATTATTTGAATAACATTTTTTTCAAATTCTCTTAGTTTCTTTTCTTTCATAATTCATTCATTTTTGATTCGTAAATAATAAACGATTCCGTTGTAAATCGTTTGTGTTTTGGCACTTTTAATTTGTCTAATTCTTCCGATGAATATTTGTCTACTATTCTGCTTTGTTTTACTGGTTTTGCATTAACTATATTTAATCTGCCTTGTACTGCTGAATAAGTTATACCCATCATTTCGGATATTTCATATGCACTATAAAGCATCTGTAAACTTGTATCTATCTTGTTTACCTTTGCAATTGTCAGTAATAGTATTTACGCATATTTTATTATCTTTTGCACATGCTGTAATCGATTCGTATTCTTTACCGTCTGAAACTCTTATGACTCTCTTTTTCTGCTTAGGTTGTATCTTTTTCATTGGAACATGTTTGACATGTTTTTTACCAGTCCTTAAAAATTCATATTCCTTTTTCAATTTTATTTCTCATTTCTACGTTATGAAACCCGTTAAGTTTTTCACATTCACTTATGCTTTTGTATTCAAATCCATCTGAAACACGTATTATTTTAACTGAATTTACAAATGTTCGGTTCATTTTTCTTTTAACTAATTTTTGTTTTCCGTCTCTTAATTTCTCAAACTCTTTAATTTGTTCTGCAGTCCATTTACTTACCTGATAATTCCATAGTGAGTGCTGTGGAAATTTTCTAAGCGTTGGCATTACTTCTGATTGTTTCATTATATATCAATTGTGTTTAATACTGAATTAATAATTATGTATTCACCATCTTTAGAAAAAGTGAATTTAGCATTATGATTTCTACTCGGCACATATCCGTTTATCTGTTCAATTTGATTAATATCAAAACCCCATATTTTACCGATTTTTTTAAATCCAAGTCTTAATGCTCTTGCCGTAACTGTTTTTTCTTGAATTCCAAGTTTTAAACCTGTTTGCTTTGCGTTGTATTTCATAACTATAAAAATTACCGCCTATTTTTTAGGTAGGCGGATTGGTTGTTTTAATATGGTAACTCGTCATCTTCTGGAATCTCTGAGCTATTTTGTTCTAGTGGTTTCGGTGCTTGTTGTTCTGACATCTTAAGATTACCAAAATAAATTTTATCCTCTTTAGTAGCTTCTTTAAAAGATGTTTGCATACTTGCATCGTTTCCAAATTGGTCTTTTTCATCGTTTATCCAAACATTTAAGTTAAGAT